TAGTGGCAACGGCAGCAGATGCAGACGCAACTGTTTTCCCACTCAATAAACCCACTCTTTTAACAGGTATCACTGCCGAAGTCCAAGCGAAAGCCGGTAAACAAGGCACATTATCCCGTGCGTTAGATGGCATTGCGGACATCGTGAATTGTAAAGTGGTCGTCATTCGAGTGGAAGAAAGTGATGACGAAAGCACAATGAAAGCAAACGTCATCGGCACAGTGGACAGCGACGGCAATTACACTGGCTTAAAAGCGTTCTTAGTCTCTGCTGCCGTTTGTGGTGTGAAACCACGTATTTTCTGCGTGCCGAAGTATGACAGCCAAGATGTCACCACCGAGCTTTTAAGCGTGGCGAAAAAATTGAATGGCTTTGTGTATGCATCGTGCGGTTCAGCCAAAACCAAAGAAGAAGCGGTGACTTATCGCCGTAATTTCTCACAGCGTGAATTAATGCTGATTTTCGGTGACTTCTTGTCGTTCAACCCGAACACCAAAGCAACAGAAGTGGATTATGCCGTTGTCCGTGCGGCGGCCATGCGTGCGTATCAAGATAAAGAATACGGCTGGCACACTTGCATTTCTAACAAAGGTTTAACTGGCGTGACTGGCGTCACTAAGCCGCTTTCATTTGACATCAACGACAGTGCGACCGACGTCAACTATCTGAACGAACAAGGCA